CAGCAATGGTCAGAAATCTAGCAAAAGAAAAGTTATTTGAATTGGCCGGATTGGAGGAATAAAGGCATGAACTCAGACAGACTCAGTAGCGAAATGAATGACCGGAAAAAGAAGATCGCGGAGATTCGAAAATCTGCTGAAGAAGCGCGGAAAACAAAAGGTTCATGGGTTGATGGGCAAGATTATGCTGATGATGTTGAGTTCCTTCTGAACGAGCTGGAGCGGTTGCGGAATCGATACCGTCCCGCTGTCCAATGGTTCGCGGAGCAGATGGAGCGAAAACTCCGCGAGAACGACCATAAGGGCGGATGGGAGAACGAAAATATTTACTGGCTATGGGAACGTCTGAGAGAGGAATCGAAAGAATTGATATACGCTGTAAACCTTACCCGCGATCTGCACGCAGATCCAGAAAACATTGTGAGAGAGTCCGCTGATGTGGCGAACTTTGCGATGATGATTGCGGACGTGGCACGGCGGATGAAGGAGTCGGTAAGCGAGGAGCAAGTATACGGCAACGACTGTCCGGGCGGGAGGTGTGAGTTTTGAGCAAGTTGATTAGTAAAGAAAAATTTCTACGGTGGCTAGATGATTATGAAGTATATGCGAAGGACGAAGAAAAACTGGTGATAGAGTACATTCGTGAAGTGATCAATAAAGGCCGTTTTGATGCTGCCGGCTGGATCAGCGTGAAGGATAGGCTGCCGGATGATGATACGCAAGTATTGGCAGTAGATAGGTACGGGGATCAAGAGGTTGTTTTGTTTGTGGACGGTTATTTTCAACCCGACTATATAGGAGAAGTCACCCACTGGATGCCACTACCTAAACCACCTAAAGGAGAGGATAACGAATGATAAGGTTAACAGAAGCATGGGAGAAAGGTTTCTATTATGCGAATCCGGAGACTCGCCGGATTGGAGGAACAGAAGGATGCTCCTGAAACAAGCGATTGACCCAGAGAAATCAATTCATTTCTGGCAGATTCTGCTCACTCACCACACTGAAAGGATGCAAGGGCTAGAACACGATCCAAACGGATATCGGTATCACGAGCAGGAAGCAGAAAAGGCAAGGATTATGATTGAGCGGCTTAAGAGTAAGTCGGCGTGATAGAGACATTATGTGACGTCGTATCAAGGAGATTGAATACGTTGTAGTTGAAAATGTTTATTACGATTTAGATGAAAAAAACGGAAAGATTATAGATTAATGCACATAACGAACATAAACCGAAGGAAGGATAACCAGTACTTCCTTCTAAGGAGGGGAAGTCATTCCTTCCCTTCCCTCTCTTTAATCATTCTCATAGCATAATCTCTGTTTATAACTTGACTGACATTTAATCTTTCTCGTTCGGCTAACTTTTGAATGTACTCATACACATCTTTATCTAAACTGACGGACGTTTTCACTTTCTCCATAAGATACCACCTCAACAAACAAGTATAACATAATGCAATAAAAATCATGCTCATTTACTTGAAACTACTACAAAGTATTACGAAGTATGATATAATATTCTAAGAAACTGGTAGAAAGGATGGTCGAAATGCCAAAGTATTATTATCACGCATGGACTGCAAGCGAAGAAAAGAAATTGGTTGAGATCATGACGAGTGGATTGGCAGAGCGGAAGAAAATGCGTGAACTATTTCAAGATGCTGCTGTTCAACTGAACCGTAGTCCTTATTCATGCCAGAACCGTTGGTATGAGATCAGGAACAAATACGAAAGCAAAGCGGTATAGGCGGTGAGTCCATGCAGGGCTATATAAAGGACTACCGACAGGAAATAAAAAGCGACATTTGGAAGATGCCACCACTCTATCATCGTACATGGCAATGGCTAAAATACAACGTCAATCATGAGGACACAGAAATTCCCATGCGTGACGGATCGAAAATGTTGATCAAGAAAGGTCAACGTTTAACATCAGTTCGAGACATTGCAAAAGAAATTGGATGGTATGAGGGATACAAGTGGAAAGAGCCAAATCCCAAGACTATTTCCACGATTCTTGATTGGATGGAGTCACAAGGGATGATTTCAATAAGTCGCGGTAAGGGTAACAGGCAGTATACACTCATAACCCTTTTAAATTGGGATATTTACCAAGCCAAAGAGATTCAGGGTAACAGTTCGGAAACAGTTGGGAAACACCTCGCGGATATAAACAAGAATGATAATAATGATAATAACTTAGAAGATGATGATTATAGGTCACCGATTTCGCAAATTGAAAACCACTTTTGCATGAAGAGGGGTAGAGGGTTGCATGTAAGTCCGGATGATATTCGCATCATGAGAGAAATGTTAGATTACGGAATCCCTGTTCCTTTCATCATCAATAGCATTGATCGACAATTCGATTCCTTTAAACCTAAACATGCTAAAGACTTCATACGAACTTTTTCATATTGTGAATCTGGCATTTATCAAGATTGGGAAAATTATCAGCAGCGGAAAGTAGGTGAACGAAGTGAGACAAGTCAGCTTCGATCTCGAACTGATCAAGAAGAGAATCCAAAACCTCAAAAATCAGGCTGGATCAGAACAGCAGGAAATGCAGAACTACAGGATCGCTTGCGAGTTGTGCAATGACCGTGGTGGATTTTTCACAAAACGTTGGAACGAGGAACTTGGATACGAGTACGAAGCGTGGATTCCTTGTGAATGCTCTAATCAGGCGAAAATACGGAATCTGTTCAAGGCCAGTCGAATATCTGAGGAATTCCAGGCTAAGTCCTTCGACAACTTCATCCTAACGGGCAGACCATCATCCGTACACGGAGCCTATGAGTGCGCCAAAACTTATGCAGCGAACTTTGACTCGATCAAAGACACACGCAAGAACAGCATTGCCATCATGGGAAGGCCAGGGTCTGGAAAGACCCATCTGCTCATGGCGGTGGCAAACTACCTCATTCAACATCGTGTTCCAGTGATGTACTTTCCGTGGGTGGAGGCACTAAACAACCTAAAGGACGACTTCTCAAAGCTGGACGAGCGTATACGGCAGATGCAGACAGTTCCGGTGTTGTACATCGACGATCTCTTTAAAGGCAGGAAGATGCCGACCGAGTTCCAACTAGAGCAACTATTCGCGGTCGTGAATGATCGCTATCTCAATAAGCGACCCATGCTCATTTCGAGCGAAAAGATGATGGACGAGATCATCGACCTGGACGAAGGATTAGGAAGTCGTTTAGCGGAAATGTGCATGGATTACACCGTTTTTATGATCGGCGGTCGTGAACTCAATTACCGGTTGAGAGAAGGTGCGTAAATGGACGAGATCAGCATCGAAGAGCTGTGTGAACTTATACGACAGGATATAGAACGGGAATGGAGAGACATGCTGGAGAGTGAGAGGGCGCCGAGAATGGAAGATTGGAGGCGGACTTCTCCATGTCCATGACAGAGAAAGAATGGCAAGAATTTGAGCGTACGAGGGGGAAACCCCTCTTACGTGAACTCATTCGGGGAATGGTCTACAGCACAAAGGAACCAGGTACGCCTACAAAGCATGATTTACGAAAACACAAGCCTTGGGTGGTTAGAGAGGAGGAAGAGGAAAAGGATGAATGTTAGATCACCGCTGATATGGTTCGGTGGCAAAGGTAAAACGGCACATCACATTATCAAGTATTTCCCTGACCATTCTTGTTATGTAGAGCCATTTGGCGGTGCTGCTCATGTAATCGCGCAAAAGCCGCCAGTTGATGTCGAAATATACAACGACATCGATGAATCGGTGGTTAACTTCTTGCTAATTGCAAAAACGAGGACAGAGGAATTAATACAAGCGGTTGATGCAATCCCTTATAGCAGAGCCTTATACGAGAAGTGGAAACGGGAAACTCCTCCTGATGATGACCTTGCTAGAGCTGCTAGATTCTTTTATCTCAACCGTTCAGGAATCGCCAAGGGAAATGCAGATGAAGGTTTTTGCACTAACACTGGATGGAGACATAGCCACAGCACAAATACAGCTCGAGCATACAGCAATGCTGTTCAGTTAATCCGAGAGTTTTCCAAACGAATGAAGAATGTCATGATCGATAATCGAGACTTTAGAGAGATCATCAGAGTTTATGATTCGCCACAAACATTATTTTACATCGATCCTCCTTATATCGGTCGTGAAAAGTATTACGCAGGAAACTTTACGGAACAGGATCACCGAGACTTGGCTTTTATGCTGAATCATATCCAAGGTAAGGCAGTTATCTCTTACTACGATGATCCTATGTTAATTGAGTTATACCCAAACTGGAGAAGAGAAACATTCCAAGCAGCTCGACAAGTGGTAAACGGAAGAAACAACACCGCAGAGGAGTTAATCCTAATGAACTTCGACAATGGACAGATGACACTATTTTAGGCAGGTGGTAGAGGATGAAACTAGTGATTCCCGGGACGCTTCCTGCACTGAATGAAATCATCGACGCAGCCAAATGTCACTGGAACAACTATCGAGAGATGAAAGAGACATACACGGACATAGTAGCTTGGAATGCCAAACGATTACCGAGGGTAGAATGTGCTGATCTAATCATTACATGGATATGCCCGAACAAGCGCAAGGACAAAGACAATATCATGGGCGGGACTAAGTTTATCTTAGACGGAATGCAGAAAGCGGGCATTATCGAAAATGATGGATGGAAGCAGATCAGGGACATCACACACCGTTTTGAAGTGGATAAGTCTAATCCGAGGGTAGAAGTGGAGATCATCAATATCAAGGAGGTAGGGGCATGATCCAGACAAAACATAAAGAGGTTGTTGCAACGAAGTACAAGTCACGATGGAGAGGACAAGCTTTTCCGACAGTCGGCATGATCGATAACTGGTACATCTGCAAGATCGCAAAGGACAAATACGTTCGAATACACAAGAGTGAGGTGGTAAAGAATGACGAGAGAAGAAGTGTTGGCGCTGGCTCCGGGGCGTGAGTTGGATGCGCTGGTGGCGAGAAAACTTTTTGGGGTGCTCAATCCTGATTCTAGATGGCGGCCTTCGGAGGACATATCCGCCGCGTGGGAAGTGGTGGAGGAGATGGGTGATTGCTTGCATTTGAGACAACATGGCGAACAAGGCGAATGGGAAGCATGGTTTTGTGGTTATCCAAATTCGAAAACACACGGTGAAACGGCCCCCGAAGCCATTTGCAAGGCAAGTTTATTAGTCTGCTTGGAGGTGTGAAATGTGGGAGTCAAGGGACAAAAGGCTTGGAACAAGGTTCAATTCAACGATGAACAGTTGATTGATATGTACGTGAATCAAGGAATATCCGGTATGCAGATAGCCAAAATACTCGGCGTTGGGCCTAATCCGGTTTACCGCAGACTGATCGAATTAGGAATAAAGCGTAGATCAAACTCAGAAGCTCATAAAGGTTTGCAAACACTCGAAATCAACCCGAACTGGAAGGGCGGCAGACACGTAAGCAAATCCGGATATGTAATCGCCGTTAGAGATAGCGCAAAGATGGATCGGGAACACCGAATTGTAGCCGAGAAAATGCTCGGCAGACCATTGAGAAAAGGCGAAGTCGTTCACCATATAAACGGGGACAAATCGGATAACAGGCCGGAAAATCTGATGGTGTTCCCTTCACATTCTGCACATATGAAACATCATGCGGAATTGCGAAAACAAGCCGCACTACTGGCGGTGATGGAACTATAGACCGTACAGCAATAGCAAAGATAACGTGGTGGGAAGGAGATAAAACCCGGCACAAGTGGGTGTATACACTCATAGGTCAAGCTGAGTTGATAGACAGGCTCAGAAGGGAGGGGAGGATGTTTATTGTGTATCAACTTGACTATACAGTCCCTGTCCTCCCTCACAATTTCGCGTTAAACGAAATATACGCCATTTCTAGGCGCGTTTCTGGTAATGGATGATGAATCTATCTACCGATGTGAAAAACGGCTTAAAAACGAAAATAGGAGGTTTTGAGGATGGATGGGATTCAAATTGGCGATATAGTGAGACATAAAGATGATCCTGATCTGATACGAGGTAAAGTGAAGAAGATTTTTGCTGGAAGAGCTCTGGTTGAATTTATGCGTGAAGATAATCCCGGACTACCTTGGCGAGTAACGATGTTTTATCGTTTCGATCTGCTCGAAAAAGTAGAATAACCCAACATTTTGTGCCAAAAAGTCTTAAACCACCCTATATTTTGTGGATTTGCTTATGCGTTTTATGATATAATATGATAAATAGTTATGCTTATTTTGCATAAGGAGGACGGAAAATGATCGATAAGGAACAACTGCTCGAAGGGATGGACTACAACAAAGCGCTAGCTCTGGATATTGAGACATTGCAGGAGTTGAAAGACTACCTGGAAGGTCAGGAGTCTTTTGATAGGGGCAAGTACACGGCGATCTGCAATGCCTTGACGGAGCTGCAAAGCAAGGTGGAGAAGGAAGCAGAAGCACAGGAACGGAAAGCTGTGCAGGAGGAAATGAAGGAAACATTCGTCCTTCCGCACGACTATGACAAAATATTCGGCGATCATCGCGCAAACGAAGAAATACGCCGTCTCGTAAACACCGCGATTGACCAGACGACAGAATATTATGAGGCTGTGATCTCATCGAAGGACGAGGAAAACCTGGCAGCTATCCGGGAACTGCGTGAGAAGTACGAGGAAGCAATCGCATCGGCGCAGCGAGAACGTGACGAAGCACGTAATGCGCAGGAACAGGCGGAAGCAGAAGCAAACGATCTGCGGAACGCCGTCCGGTCGCTGAATGAAGAAAAGGCGAAGTTGCAAGACGAACTAAACGGTATTAAGCAGCAACTCGCACAAGCAACGTTTGAGAAACAAGACGCCGAGAAGAAACGAGATGCTGCTGTGCGTGAAGTCGAGTCTTTGAAGGCGCAGATCGTGGAACTTGAGCAGCTGGCAACCGCATCGAAGAAGCCGAAACCGGAAGGTCTGAAGATCAGCTTCACCAGCACGATCACTGACGATAAGCCGATCATGTCGGCGAGAGAGCTGGCACTACAACGTGCAGGACTCGGACACCTGATCAAGCCTAAGCCAGTAGGAGGTATGCCTGCGGGCAACACATTTCCTGATGCCGAAGATCGAGTTACTGACGGAATGGCCGGTTCGGAAAGTACTGGATCTGATCAATCGGATCAGGAAGTAAGTCGTGAGGACTTTCGAGATAGCGATACTGATCTGGGAACAGGATCGCCGCTGGTACAAGACACAGCCGCATGTGCAGGAAGCGCTGAAAGTGATCAGGACGTATCAACGGCAACTCTCCAGAAGAGGATTGAGGAAATCGAAGCACGGTTGAGCAGAGTAGAAGGTCATCTGAATCTTCGAATCAGCGCATAAGGGAGTTGATCGGCATGGACAACCTGAAAGGATACAGGGATTTGCTGCAAGATATCGAGATGTGGACGATCCGCATGGACGACCTCAAAGAAGAGCGCAGACGCCTGACGAAAAAGATGATACAACCGCCAGCAACGAGATTATGCGCAAACTATACGGGCATGCCGGGCGCTGGGTACATGGTGATCAATCTCCCGGACCACTGGGCGAGGATACAGCGAATCGATCAGCAGATTGAAGAGTGCAAGGAAATCCTGTCGCTAAAATACGAGCATAAGCAGCGAATGGAAGCGATCATGTCACAGATGGACAAGATCGAGAATAGGGTGGCCTACATGCGTGATGTGCAGGGCAAGAAACTGCATGAAATAGCAAAGGAAGTACACCTAAGCGAAGGATATGTCAGACAGATCAGCATGAGAGTGCCGAGAATGAGAGTGAAAATCCCCTCTTAACGAGGGGATTTTATATTGACACATGTGGGGATAATCCTCGGCTATTTGCATAGGAGGGTCATAACAGACGGCAGCCGGCCCGCAGGATCCTGTGACCCGGGAAGAGGTTTGGACGATGTTGTATCGGGCGCTGGGTAGATGAGCAATTCCCCGCCTGGCATGCACTGGGCGGGAAATATTATAGATACCAAATGTCATTTACATTACAACCTAATGCATTCGCTATCCTCAATGCGTCGATCAGCTTAGGCGGGTACTTCGAATTTATTAGATGTTGTATGTGCGCGTCAGTACGATTTATCGTCTGCGCCAGCTGCTTCGCTGTCACTCCTTTCTCCTCCATGATCCTTTCCAGGTTCGAGCGGACTGTCGCCGTACCAGCTATTCCGTCATCAATGCCGATCTGATTATACAGATCTTCCGTGCTGGTAAAGTGATCGTAGATTGCGGAAGTGTGTATGAGCTTTGCCAGCCGCATCTGACTCAACGTTATCCCCGACTTATAGCAACGCAGCACAAACTCCGCAACCTCTTCACGGCTCCACTCGCGCGTCCTTCGCACGTCTTCTACCATGAGTCCGCTAGCCTCGATCGCTCCCCGCCAGGAGCCGAAATGCGTGTGCGCTGCGCCGTATAAATCACCGCGCAACGCGTTAACCGTGAGGTCGGATAAATCCGCGCCATTTTCGTGAGCCTTGCGTATCTCTTCGATCACGCGGTCTGGCGTCCACTCATCACGCAGTTTCACCTCGTCATAATTTATACCGAGTGATTCGAGCGCCTCGCGCCATGATCCGCAATAGACAACCGCCGCGCTATACAGCTTGCTGCGGTGACTGCGTACATACGACGCAGACAAATTGCCACCTGAGAGCGCGTACTCCTGTATTGCGCGCAAAACTTTTTCGCGATCCCAGGACTCCCGCCGCTCATCTCGTAGTTTGTACTTGTATTCGCTGATATCGTAACCAGCCGCTTTAACGGCAGCGTCCCATGAACCAAAGTATCGTCTGGCTGCCCCTGTTAGTGCTTCATCCTCCGCAACCACGGTTGCGTATCCAAGGGATGAGCCGACTTCAGCTCGGTTTTTGATCGCCTCAATAACCAACTCTGGATTCCACCGTTTACGTTGTCGTGTCACGACTACTCACTCCTTTCTGCGCGCAGTCGCCTTAATGTCTCATCCGTAAAAAGCGGCTGGCCATCCGCTAAATAGTAGTCTCCGCGCAGCGTGCCACGCTTGATCCGTCGACTCACGGCCTCACGCGATATGCCGATGGCCTTGGATAGCTGAGCAGCATTGTAGAGCGTTACATCATGCCAAAACGCCAAGCGGCTGATGTCGATGTCGTGCGCCCGTGCCTGCGCGATGATCTCCGCTTTTAAGACATCATAAGCGTCATCTCCGTCTGCAACCGGATGCTCGGAGTATAGCTCTACGCCATCGACGACCGCTCTCATGTAAAGGACGGCATGGCGGCCGTATCGGCTCTGGCCGCCCTGATACTCGACTTTAACGTGATCCATGACTCCAACCTCCTTAGATCTCATATACTCCGTAGCCTTGATCAACCATCCAGTACTTATCGCTGACATCATATCCGAGCCGGTCAAACAACCGCTGCGAACCTTCATTGTCCGGGGCAGCGACGATGGAACCATATTCGTCTGCCAGTGTGCGGATGAACGCCGTTCCGTAGCCTTGTCCACGAAACTCCTCCTCGATGTCGATCCGCTCGAGGTATGTGTACTCGCTGTCTACGATAACTGTTGCGTAGCCGATCGTTGCGCCTTCCAAGATTGCCTCATACGCGACTGTCTCATATGTCTCGTCTTGTACTCGATTCGTCACCTTGATTTCCATTGTTATCGCCTCCTCATCTTTCTATCTTTATTATACATGATAGGTTGACAAATGTCAACTATAAGAATGAAAAAAATCCCGGTTTACACCGGGAAAATTTGAATCGCTACATCATACTCTCGGTTTGTCCAGCTCCAGTCGATTGCGAACTCCGCTGTCCGCTGCTCGACGAGTCCGCCAATCCAGCACACTGAATACTTGATCTTGCAACGACGAGCCTTAAAGTCGATGTCAGCGTATGCTCGCTCAATGTCGTACCTGACCACATCACCGTCGATCATGGCCGTTCGTTCGTGATTCAGCACCTTGAGCGACGTGTAGAGCTTCGTGATCGGTCTGCTGTCCTCGTCGACCAGTACGCTCCTGCCGAGTTCGCACTTCCCGAGCTCGGGAGCGTAGAAGGATGTGACAGTAACCGGCTTATCCGTGTTCCAGAATCCGCCTGCCTCGACGCGCTCTACAAATTCGCGGATGGCTTGGATAACAACCTCTGTCCGGTCGACTCCGGCTGAGACAGTCGCCTGGTCGAATCGCTCGACCAGATCAGCAGGTATGCGGAATGTACGCGGGATCTTTTTCATCGTTGCCCCTCCTTTGCGACGAAGTGCAGGAAGTTGATGTCGTCCATGTCGAGGCCGAAGAGCCCGCTGTGCTGGATCATACCGCCGATGACGTTCGCCCAGTCCGGATGCTTTGTGTATTGCGATGTCAGTCTCTTGAAGGTGTCGATCCAGGTCGCAGCGTCGGTCTCGGTCTCGATGTACTTGTCGAGCTGATGCGCGATGTACCCGGCGAGGTATGCTTTGCCTTCAAGCAAGATGCCCGTAGGCTTGACACTTTGCATCTTCTCCAGCACCGCCTCCCGCTGCTGGATGACTTTCTCGCGGATCGTCTCCGTCCAGGCGACCTGCTTCTCGGATCCGGTGAGCTGTGGGAGTGTCAGCTGCTCTTTGCGAGGTGCTGCTGCAAGGTCGATCTTGACGCAAGTGCTGCACTTGTTGCTCGCAGCGTACTCCCTCATTTCTAGCATGTGATCCTTGCTCGTTACCCGGATGTCCTCGATGTGCCCGCAGGCAAAGGTGAACTTCATTCAAATCATCTCCTTCGTTTTTCTTGTCTTTATAATATCACGTGTATTTACACATGTAAATACGAACACATACGAACAAGTTGTGAACATTTTGTGAACTGAATCTAACAAAGTCCTAACACACGGATTGTATTTATTGAGATATACTGTTAATAGGTTGATCATGCCGATCGACAGAAAATACCCAGTCTGCAAATATTAGCCCTGCGGACATGGGTATTTTTATTTGAGGTGGTACATATGAAAGTCTGTCCTGCATGCAAGAGAGTGACATGTACAGGATGTGAGGACAAGGACGCCAGGCCGACTACGCATATAAGGATCAGTCGCATACAGATCGAGCGGCAGAAGATAGAGCAGTATAAGCAGCAGATACGGGCGATACTGAGTAAGGAGGAGAAGGGATGATAGCAACTATTAACGGCGTAACTGTGATGGGCACGCCGCAGGAGATTATGGAGTATAAGCAGCTACATGACATGAAATTGCATCAAGCAGCTTATCAGCAGCTATCGCATATGTCGGCGTGGGTAGGATTGCAGCCGGTAGAAGTGATGGTATGCAAATGTATGCAGGATGATGAATAAAAATGCCGTAAAGTATCACAAAAACACGGCAATATATTTTGATATCTGTATAATCTATGAATAATGGGGTGAGATTATGGCCAGACCTAGCAAATACGATTCGCACGTCAAGCCGAAACTTAACCTAGTCGAAGCGTGGGCTAGGGATGGTTTAACAGATGAACAGATAGCGCACAATCTCGGGATTGGAACTGCCACTTATTACGAATACAAGAATAAGTATCCAGAGTTTGCGGAGGCCTTGAAAAACGGCAAGGACGACATAGACGTGGAAGTCGAGAATGCGCTGCTGAAAAGGGCGATGGGGTACGAGTACGAGGAAGTGACGAAGGAACCGTTATACAATCCGGTAACCGGTGAACCGATCCTGGACGAAAACGGCGATCCTAAGATCGTAGTGACTAAGGTTGTAAAGAAGTTCGTTAACCCTGACACAACCGCTCAAATATTCTGGCTGAAGAATCGCAGACCGCAAGCATGGAGAGATAAGCAGGTTCTTGAACATGAGGGAGAGATCAGCGTCAAGAAGTTGGAAGATTTCTTATGATCACATGCAAACGTATCATTAAGCGAAGGAAAGAACTTTGGGAAGAATACAGGGACATTGAGCATGACAGGGAATATGTTCAGTCGGTTGCAAAATATATCCTTGAACACGAACACATCCGAACGGAGATACAGGAAAACCCTGATTATCTGATCGAGATGTGTTTTGTTGTTGTAGATAAGGACAAGGAGACAATTCCCTTTTTCCTCAACAAGGTACAGCAGATCTTCATCAGCAAACTGAAAAAAGCGATATCTGACTTTAAAGCAGGGAAAAGGAAGCACTTAAAATTCTTGATCCTTAAAGGACGACAACAGGGCTTTACGACAGCTATAACAGCTTATCAGCTTGCATGCAGTCTGACAAAACGAAACTTCGCCGGATTTACATTAGCGGACGATGCCGAGAACACCGAGACGATCTTCGAGGATAAAGCGAAATATCCGTACAACCAGCTGCCGGAAGAATTGAAACCGACCGAGAAATACAATAACAGGCGCGAATTTCACTTCGAAAAGCTTAATTCGCGCTGGAGAGTAGCAACAGCTGCTGGGAAGGGCGTGGGACGTTCTAAGACGTTGAACTTCTTTCACGGGTCAGAAGCAGCATTTTGGGATGCGATAAACGATGTTCTCACAGCCATAGGGCCGGCGTTCACGAAAGACTGCATTCAAATTTTGGAATCAACGCCGAACGGTTTCAATGAGTTTAAGGATTTGTGGGATGACGACAACAACTGGGAGCCGTTGTTCTTCGCGTGGTGGTTGACGGATGAATATAGACTGCAGTTTACCAATAGCGCCGAGAAAAACCAGTTTATCCACAACGTAGACAATCACGAATTACACAATAGCGAGGAAATACGGAAGATATACAAGAAGATCAAACACTTGCGAGACGTGGAAAAGCTGGAATGGGAGCAATTGCACTGGTACTTCGACAAGTGGAAGGATTTGAAAGAGTACATCAATCAGGAGTACCCGTGTTATCCTGAAGAAGCGTTCCTTGCTTCTGGAGCAAATGTCTTTGATAAAGAGAAGGTTACAGAGAGAATTGCCGTATTGAAAAAACGTTATACAAGTAACGAACCGGTAAGGGGCTATTTTACCTGGAGAAACCACGGCGAGCAAATCTTTGATCCATCTATTCGTTTTGTCGAGGATCCGAGCGGACACATCACGATCTATAAGCATCCTGAACCTAAAGTGCCTTATGTAATTGGTGGCGACATAGCAGAGGGTGGAGCAGACCTATCAGCAGCACATGTACTGAACAACCTCACTGGGGAACAGGTTGCTGTGTGGCATGGACACGCTGATACAGACATTTACGCAAAGGACATGTACTGTCTTGGTAAGTACTACAACACGGCTCTTATTGCAATTGAAATGAACTTTGACCTCCATCCCGTAAAGGAGTTGATCAGGCTAAATTATCTATTGCAATATCGCAGGGAAAACATCGACACCAGGACAAATCAGAAATCAGACAAATACGGTTTCAGAACAACTACGATTACACGTCCGGTGATCATATCTCAATTAATCAGCGTGGTGCGGGATGAGATCGATACGATCAACGACATCCCCACGCTGCAAGAAATGCTTACGTTTGTGCGCAATGACGATGGCAAACCAGAAGCTATACAAGGGAAACATGACGACCTGGTAATGTCGCTTGCAATCGCTCATAAGGCAAGGGAACAGCAAACGATGGATGTCGATAACTCGGTTAAGGCATGGGTGGCACAACCGGACACAGAAAAGCATGTAGACTTTGACACGGAGGAAGAGCAAGAATACAGCGAATCATACAGCGAATCGACATTTTGGTGAGGTGTTGACATGGAAATCATCGTTATGGCAATCGTGCTGCTGACGGTCATGACCTTTAGCGGTTTTGTAGTTGCTAAGCAGCAGCGAACAATAGACACGCTAACAGACAAGATTATGGCTCGGGATTACCGGGAATACAAGAGCATGACAGGTCAGGCTATGGTCGAGGATAAGCCGTCACGCAAGCCGATGAGTTTTTTTGATGATCCGAATATCGATGAAGAAGTCGCTAATTAAGCGGCTTTTGCGTAGAAAGAAGGTGACAGAATGGCTGTACTCGACAAGATCAAGGGAATCTTTACAGGTGATGATAACGTACAGACAGATCCGATTAACACGCCTGAGCAGCAAAAAATCGTGCATATGGTGATGCAAGACTACACGGTCTTTAAAGAGGCTAGGCAGGGTGTAGAGGACATCTGGAGACAGGAACAGCGTTTTTATATGGGCGATCACTGGTATGGGCTGCGTCCGGCTAGCGTGTCTAAGCTGCGTCCTAACAGCGTGGACAACATCGCCTGGAGTAAAGTTGAGTCTATCGTGTCTAAACTAACCGGATGGATGCCACATCCTGATTTCGAGCCACAAGAACCGTCGGATGACGAAAAGGCGCATGAACTCAACGATTTCATGTCCTATGAACTGCGCATGATCAAATTCAAGCAAAAGCACATACGAGCGGTCAGACGCATGGTTATTCACGGGCCTTTGATCTATATGACGCTGTACGATCCTACTGTTGAGTTTGGACGGGGAAAATACAAGTACATCGGCAACAACGACATTGTTCCCGTAGACCTTGGGACATTCTTCCCGGATCCGCGCATCAAGGATTTTATACACTTGCAAAGGGGCAAGGCTCATATCCGGCACACACGGAGACCGATTGAGTATTTCAGGGAAAGATGGCCAGAACAAGGCAAAAAGGTACAACCGGACACCACAAGCAACGATGTGGACATATTCGAGGTCGGGGAATATTCGATAGAGACATTCAACAAGTCCTCATCAAAGGGTACATATGACCCGACTACAGATAGCCAGACATGCGGTCTGATCGAATACTGGTACAAGGGCTTGCCGAAGTACATGAGTAAGGCAGATAAAAAGCTATTCCAGGACATGGCGATGGAGAAATTAGAGCAGGGTATTGACCCGACGGAATGCCTTGCGAAGGCCAAGGGGTCTACGGAGGGCATCCACTGCATCTATATCTCGTCTGACGGAGTTTTCTTGGAGCATAAGGCGTATGTGTACGATCACGGGCAATACCCGTTCGTGGCACGTACTCTCTTTCCAGACGAACAAAGCGTCTGGGGCAAGGGATTTATGCGAGATATGATCAAACCGCAGATCATGCTCAATAAATTCGCCGAAATCGCCGTAGAAACGATGGCTAAACAAGGGAACAGCGCGATTGTGTATGAAGAAGGGGCGATACGCAACATCAGCACCTGGAAAGAGAGCAGGAGCCTTCCAGCTGCTATGCTTCCTGTCGCACAAGGGCGTATGAATGACTGGAAAGAGTTGCAGGGCGTGAACGTTCCGAACACCATCTTCAACATGCTCGAATACTACAAGGATATGCTACAGAAGATCCCTGGACAGTTTGACAGCTCAGAAGGGCAGGCGAATCCGAACGTCACGAGCGGCGAACAAGCGAAAGCCCTGATCAATGCTTCATCTGTACGTCTTAACACGTCATCTGAGACGATCCAAGACGCGCTGGAAGAGGTTTTTGGTCAATACATTGAGTTGATTGCACAGTTTTACAAGGACGAGCGTATAGGTCGTGTGACAGGTAAAATGGTCACCATCAACCGTGACAAGATCGTGAGTCGCATACCTACAATAGCAGAGGTTCCGGATCCGATAACGGGCGAAATCGTGGAGAGGGAGTTGATCGAAGAATATGTTCCTAAGTTTGACATTCGGGTAAACATCTCGGTTGACCGCCCTCATGATCGGGAGTATTACATCCAACTCGCCTTTAACCTGCTTCAAATGCGCGATCCTGTCACAGGTCTGCCGATGATCGATGCTGCCGGTGTTCAGTATGCAATTGACAACGGTAGGCTAGAGTCGTTTGAGAAGATCAAAGAGCGCATAGAACAGCAAGCAGGGGTCATGCAACAGATGCAAGAGATGCAAGCACAAATGCAGCAAATGGCAGGTATAATCCAGCAACTCCAGAACGCTCTCGGACAGGCTGAACAGCAGAATATGACAAGTCAGGTGGAATACTTGAAGACGATTAATCAGGCGGAAAGAGAGCAGTTTAATAGGCAACTTCAGGAGCGCAAGATGAACATCGAAGAACTGAATGCCGTTGCTAAATATGTGGGGGTGAGGTAACAAGTGACAGCACCATCGAGAAAAGCGCCGTATTACGTTGCAATCGTTGATGATCAGGGCAACATAATCGGCAAATCAGACAGCCCGTTAACTGCGATATTAGCGGGCGTGGACGTGGAAAATGGCAGGTTGAAAGTAGATGCTTCATTACACGTTGATAATGTGACAGTCGATAACGTTGGGATTACGTCTGTTGACGGTGCGACCATGGAATCAAACGGCGAGTATATGCCTGTTAAACTAACGGGGAGTAAACAAGAAGTTGTGAACGTGTTTTCAAGATCGCTAAGGACATCCTCTCAAAATACAACCATCTTTAGACCAGCAGGCGCTAAAGGGTGCATCATATACCTTACAGTATATGGGATCACGGGTTCGTTTACGTCCGGCCAAGGCGTCCGGTTGCGGGCGCAGTTGCAGGGTGTAAAAGGTTTCTCTTTTGGCGACATTTACACCGAAATTCAAACGACGTCAAATAGGTCACAGATCATTATGATGTATCCAGGCGCGTCAGATGACAATGTACCTGCTGCGTCTGGCGGGTCAAGGGTGATCACATCGATATATGCGCCGCCTCGCATATCGCTGTCGATCGTCATTTCCGGCACCTTTGGTGGTGGCGAAGGCATTGACTGCGAAGCGGACATAGAGTGGTTGTATGGTTAGGAGGGATAGAATTGACTTATCCAGATTACGAATACGTGGAGACGGCGGATAAAAACACACCGCCTAATGAATCGGTTTATGGGAACGGATGGGAATACTGGAGTGATCGTATTACCCCTGATGAGCATGTAGCTGTATGGCGTAGGATAGCACTAGGATAATCTATCTCTTATTCAACTAACGAAGTTCGATAGCATCTAAATGGGTGATAGAAAGGAGGTATATCATGTGCAATGGTCCTCAAGAAAAGCACCTGTATATGTTAAGGTGGTTGGAAAAGATTCGATGGTTGTGCAGACCCACGACAACGTGACGGTAGGAGCAGACAAATCATCAATATCGTCAATGTGGGTTAAGCTTGATGGGTTCAGCAAGGCATCTTGTATATGCAAAGGTGACGGCACTCATCAAATGAGTATGTCAATCGCCTGGTATTTATCGAATAACAACCCATCGTTCCTTTTCGAAGAAGCAATTACTAGTGTACAGAATGTACCTGGTCAGGCTGTTGTCATCGATGTTAAAGCACCATATGCAAAGCTAAAAGTGGTCAACAAAGACACCGCAAACGCACATGTCATGAATGCGTGGATGTATTTAAAAGAATAACAGGCCGTAGGTGAGAATCCTGCGGCCTTTATTATGCAAATTTCTGCCCCTGCCATAGGGCATTATCGAAAGGAGAAATCAAAATGAGTGAACAAACCGGCAGCCAAACCGTAGACACTCAACACGCTGAGGACAAATCTAAGGCCATCCAGGACGCTCGTTCAGCTTTCGGTATACCTATACCTTCCGAGACACAAAACGAGCCGGAGGAGCCCGTAGAATCGTTCTCAGACATGGAAGAACAGGATGATCCTCCTGCCAAAGAGGATGATCAAAAAGATCAACCTCAGAAGTTCAGAATCAAAGTGAAATACAAAAAACAAGATGTCGAGGTTGATGAAGATCAATTGCCGGAGTTGGTGCAAAAAGGACTGGCTCTGGACAAGGAACGCGAGAGAAAGTCTGAGTATCAGAAAGCCCTTGATCGAGCTGCCAGACTCCAAGGGTTTAAAGATCACAAAGAATTCCTTGCGAACCTTGACCGAATCGAAGCCGAAGCGAAAAAGAAGGAAGAAAGTGAATTCAAACAGCTTCGGGAAGAACTGCGACAACAAGCTGAGGATGCAGGTATTGATCCGAACATGTTGGAGCAGTTCATCGAGAATCACCCGCTCATGCGAGAAGCAAAGCGAATCAAAGCCGAATCAGAGGAAAGAGCAAGGGAGGAACAAGAGAGACGACAACGGGAGGAAATGGAACGCCAGTGGGCTGAACTCTATGAATCTTATCCAGACCTTATGGAGGATGCGCAGGCGTTTACGAGAGGGGAAACACCTTCATTCTACACGCAGCAAATGCAGGATTTGATTGCTAAAGGATATCACCCACTCCACGCCTATCAGTTAGCACATTTGGACAAGATCACATCCCGTGTCAAAGAGCAGACGAGACAAGCCGAGATCAAGAAGCAAATCTACAACAAACGGAGTCAGGTTGAGACGCAAGTCAATGACGACCTGGAACCAGAAATACCAGAGAATGTGGCAAGCGCGTTTGCTGCGTTTGGACTTGATCCAAGGCGAGCAAAGAAATATCTGAAACAAAAATCGTAAGGAGGCTAAACCATGCAAGGTATCAGATGGATCTACAACGAATATGGCGCACCGGAAAACCGGATCACCCATATTCCTTTCACCAATTCCGAAGCCGGTTATGCCGGTGAATTCGTTAAGTTGTCGAGCGGTCGCTTCACGAAAGCAAGTTCCACAGACGCACCAGCCGGCATCCTGATCGCAGATGTCGCAAGTGGTACAAACCAATCTTGCGGTGTGATTCAGATTCGAGAAGGTGACGTTTTCGAGGGGCCTTATACCGGGACACCCAACGCCGGTTTCATCATCGGTGCAGGTGCGGTTGCGATTGCAAATGATGGACTGTCCGTTGACTCTTCTACGGTATCTGGTGGAGCTCTGGTCATTCTCGACATCAACACCACAAAGAAAACATGCCGGTTCAAGGTCAAGAACCGTCAACTGAGCTAAGGAGGGAATATGAATGGCAGTAATCACCAAACTAGACTGGGATCAAGACGTACTGGAGCTCGTTTTCAGAGATCTGTATGAACTTGAAATGAAGAACAAGAAGGACTATATTCCAGAACTGTATGGCGTTGAAAATTCCACGAAGGATACGGAAAGCTTCGACGGTGCTGGAAACGGCGACCTGATGGAAGAATGGGGCCGCTCGAACAATCAGGTCTACTACGACCAAATAGAAGAACTGTGGGACAAGCGCATCAAGATG